TTTTGTTGAAAACAAACGAAAGGTCGGGAGGTTCAACGGGATCCAGAGACCCCGACCGGTCTTTGGCGTCGTACTGCCCGCGTGGCAGATGGCCGACAGCGTCTTGTAGCCGACCTCAACTGCCACCGGATTCTTGTTCTGCAGGTTGATGCGGTCGAACAGCTTGCGGCCAGCGTAGTCGCCGCTCAGTACCGTGAACTCCGCCTGCAGGTAGGCGCCAGTGCCATCAGCAGTCGGCTTCATTTCGGAAGCGGTCATCTGCGCGTTGTACCAGCCTGCCGGGATCGCCTCAAGGGCTTCGCTCGGGGCGACTTGGGATGCATCGAAATTCAATTGGGCCATCACTTAACTCCTAGGATTTTGTTGAAAACAAACGAAAGGTCGGGAGGTTCAACGGGATCCAGAGACCCCGACCGGTCTTTGGCGTCGTACTGCAGATCGGGTCCGGTCTGCAAGAACCTGTATTCTACCCCCTGCGGAGTCTTCCCGACACCGAGACGGAACACTTCATCGAACAAATATGGAAGCTGTGGGCCGAGCTTGGACCCGGGCATGCTTGGACCATACTGCACGATGCCGGTCATCTCGTCTTTGATTGGCTCCTGCTTGGCGGCCATGACCGCATTCTTGCCGGGCAGGTCGCGGAAAGCCTTGATGGTCATCATCATCTTCTCAATGAGCTCACCATAGGCTTGACGCGGGTCCTTGACCTGGGCCTTGGCATTGGCCAGAACCACCTCCCCGATCTCCGAGATGGAGTCGATATAGATGGTGGCGAACTGCCGCGCCTCCGCCGAGTTCAGTGCCCATTGGTGAGCCTCGGTCAGCTCGGCCACCGTGCGGATCTGGATCATCGGGATCTGGTATTCGCGCAGCGAGAGGATGCCAGACTCTGCTGACAGGATGATCGGTGCTGGTGCCGTCGCGGCGAGCTTGGTCTTGCCGGCTCCCGACTTGCCATACACCAATGCCTTGATGCCGTGCAATTGAGCGGCCTGCTGGGTTGTGGTTATCTGGATGGCCATCACGCCGCCTTCGGAGGGACCAGCTCTACGGTCGGCGAACCGGGCTTGATGGTCAAGGCCTGCTCGAAGACGTGGGCAGCGTCAGGGTTGATCTGGACAAGAGACTTATACGCCTTGGTGTCGAGGTCGGGCTTGGTGCGGATCAGCGTGTCGGGATTGACGCCCATCTCGCGGAGCTGCTGGAGCACCGCCGGCAGGGCAGCTTCATCCACCTTGCGTTCGATCTTGTGGGTAGCCTTGAGAGACCAGCCGGCTTCGAGCTCGAACTTGTTGGTGCCCTCCACCGGCTCGGGGAAGAACAAGGCCATCACTTCTTTGCGGAGGGATTGCTCGGCCTCCACCACTTTCTTGGCTTCCTGGGCGGCGAGGACGGCTTGGTGCCATTCCTGCAGTTTGGCTACGCGGTCAGTCATATTGATCTCCTTCAGGGTTGAAAACGATCCCGGCCGATGGTGCTCTCCGCTTTGTCGAGACGGGCCTGGGCGTGTGAGTCAGAGTATCGGAAGTTTGGATATCGCTTGGCAAGTTTTTCTTGATTAGCATGCAGAACGTCTTCGCGGCTGACCCCGATTTGCTGACGCAGCGCTTCCATGTAGAATTCGAGATCGCCGAGCTCCTCGATAGCATTCTCATAGTCCAGTACTTTGCCATAGGCCCACACCTTCTTGACCGCGTCAAGCAGTTCGCCGGCCTCGCCAGCAACACCAACGGCCGCATGCAGTATACCGTCCGCGTCGGCGTTGAACCCGCTGGTCTTGAACAAGGTCTTCACCATGTCCGGATATTGAACTTCCCTCATACCATCTCCTTGGTCAAAACGAGCCTCCATTATAAAGGGGCCGACAAGCATCTCCAAGGTTTATTTGGTTCCCTGTAAACACCTTGCCCGATAAGGTCTCCCTCCTTATAATGGGCCAGGTTCTATCTAACCCAGGAGTAAGTCATGTCGCAGAAGCATGAGCCGTACGATCAACCCAGCAGTCTGATGCTCAGCACCATCGAACTGCTCAAGGGTCGTGATCTACTTGAAGTGTATGCAGAGACCAAGATTTCATTCTACTGGCTGCGCAAGTTCGTGGCCGGCAGCTACAAGAATCCCTCTGTCAATCGGGTGCAGTATCTGTATGAGCATCTGTCCGGCACCCGTTTGGTTTGAGGGAGGACTAGATGTTACAGAACATCCCAATTGAACTACGCGCCCTGCCGCAATGGGTTTGCGCAGGCCCGGACAAGATCCCAGTCAGCCCACGCACCGGACAGGCCGCCAGTGTTACCGATCCGGCCACCTGGGGCACCTTCGAAGAAGCCTGCCGTACCGGCTTCAAGCATGTCGGCTTCGTGCTGGCAGCCTGGGACCCCTACTGCATCATTGATCTGGACAACAAGCCGGAGAAGCCTCTCAGCGAGGAAGAGTGGCAACGGCACCAGAAGATCCTAACGGCATTCGACAGCTACACCGAACGTTCTGCCAGCGGCCGCGGATACCATATCATCGTCAAGGGCAAGCTGCCGTCCGGCGTACACCGCGACAACGTCGAGGTCTATTCCAGCGCTCGTTACATGATCTGTACCGGCGATGTGGTGCGTAATACCCCGATCGCCGACTACCAGCATCTACTCGATGTGCTGTACGGGGAGATGAAGCCAGCCGACACTGTGGAGCTGACCGAGCGCAACTCCCTGCTGGACGATGGCGAAGTGGTTGCCATGGCCATGCGCGCCGCCAATGCTGAAAAGTTCAATGCGCTCTGCGCTGGCGACATGACTGGCTACCCAAGCCAATCGGAAGCCGACTTCGCCCTGCTCTCCATCATTGCCTACTACTCCCCAGACAACGAGCAGGTGCGCCGCCTCTTCCGCATGAGCTCCCTGGGCAAGCGAGAGAAGGCAATCAAGGATGATCGATACCTGAACTTCGCGCTTGGCAAGATCCGAGCGCAGCAGCCCGCCCCTGTGGATATCGGACAGCTGGCAGCCAATGCAGAGGCCGTTCTACAAGGGTCTAAGCAGTCTCCCGTAGAGGTTCCAATAAGCGCTCCGGCAGGTTCCAATACCCCCACCGTGCCGGGCATCAGCCTTCCCCCTGGGCTGGTTGGAGAGCTGGCACAGTACTTCTATCAGACCACCATCCGCCCTGTGCCTGAGATTGCCCTCGCGGCGGCCATCGCCCTGACGGCTGGTGTCTGCGGGCGCTCGTACAACATCTCCGGCTCTGGGCTGAACCAGTATATCATCCTGCTGGCAAAGACCGGCTCCGGCAAGGAAGGTGCGCTCAGCGGCATCGAGAACCTCATCAGCGCCGTGCGCCCGCAGATTCCGATGGTGGATCAATTCCTTGGGCCAGCAGCATTCGCATCCGGTCAAGCCCTGGTAAAGGTGCTCAATGACAAGCCGTGCTTCGTCTCGGTGCTGGGTGAGTTCGGTCTGACCTTGCAGCAGCTTTCAGACCAGCGTGCCAACAGCGCGCAACTGATGCTCCGCAAGGTGCTGCTGGACTTATATGCCAAGTCTGGGTGGAACCGCATGCTGCGCTCCAGTGTGTATTCCGACACAGAGAAGAACACCAAGATCATCCAAGCGCCGAACGTGACCATCCTGGGTGAATCCACCCCGGAGACCTTCTTCGACGGTTTGGATGCGAGCCACGTGGCCGAAGGTCTTATCCCGCGCTTCTCCGTCATCGAGTACAAGGGCGACCGGCCTCCGCGCAACCGCAATGCCAATACCCCTCCCTCCCAGGGACTCACGCAGCGCTTCTCCGACTTGGTGGCGGTCAGCCTGACGACCTCGAACAACAATGCCTGCGCACCGGTGCAACTTGATAGCCACAGTGTGCAGCTACTGGACGCATTCGATGTCAAGGCCGACGGGATTATGAATGCCAGCAAGATGGACGTTGAAATGCAGGTCTGGAACCGCGCCCACCTGAAAGCTCTCAAGCTCTCCGCCCTGCTAGCCGTCGGCTGTAACCCCCACCAGCCGATTGTCACTGCCGACATGACGCAGTGGGCCATCGACTTTGTGACGCGCGACGTC